GGTGAAAGGACGGAGGTGGAGGTAAGCTGCTGCCAGGCTGTATGCGTTGTTGCAAGCTCTGACAGTCGCATGAGTTCACTCGCTAGAAACTCACGCAACACCGGCACGTGTTGGCCCGAGGGCCACAAGCCAAGAAGATCGCCCTTGTAACGGGCCAGGTCGGGCTGCGTCTGGTTGCAAGCCAGTCGCTGCCACACGACCTTCGACAAGACGCGCCCAGGTTTTGGTAGCAGGGCGTATTTGTCGACATCAATCTTGGCAAACACAGCGGAACAATATCCAAGTGGTGACCGATGGTCGAACGGCTCACGGGTGGTGGTTCCGCGACACGTGAACCCCAGCTTGGACAAAAGTGCCGAGCGGTCGAACTGCTCATAGAAAAGGGCACTTTGCTTCTCCACGATGACGACACTGTCGTCACCCGACGCAATCACGGACAAGTCCTCAATTGGTACCCCAGCCTTGAAGGCCACGTAGGCTTGAAGCAGCACGTTGAGAATTGTGTTGCTCAAGTACGTGTCGGGATCACCGGACGCCATGGTTCCGTCGACGGCCACAAAAACGCCGTTTTGTGAAAACCCCTTCTTTGAACGCGCCCGTGCGACCATAAGGTCAAGCACCGAGCTGGGCGCGCGAAAATGGCGACGATAAACGTCGATAATGATCTCGCGAATTTGCTGCGTCTGACACGCATCAAATGTGTCGAAATCGTTCTCAACGAACAACGCGCCGCGTTCCTCCGCGTGCGCGATCATCTGGCCCAACTTAAGTACGTCGGACTCGCCAAAGGGGTAACGATCAAACCTGCGTTTTTTGATCCAGGCCTGCACCGCCGCAATGTACGGACCCACGATCACGTTGTAGTGGGCGCTCGCGTTGCTGATGATGCGGGGCTTGATGCTTACGTCATCGGTTTGTTTAAGGTTTGGCTCGACCTTCACGAAGTAGGAGATGTTCAAAGCACGTCTCCTGCTGTATGATGCGTCGCGCGACCAGTCGCGCTTCGCTTGGAGATTGCGCGTGGCTACGGCTTGATTAAAGCGCGCATT